ACAAATGGAAAACACCAACCCAACAGGGAGTGAAAGCCTAGATGTAAACCAAGCCGCTTCAGCGTTTGAGGGCATGATGGGTGATTCTGAGGAAGCTGATAACAGCCAAGCCGAAGGTCAACCAGAAGACCAGCAAGAGACTGACGAAGTTGAGTATGAAGAAGAAACCAAGCCTAGATATAAAGTCAAGGCATCTGGTGAGGAAGTTGAGGTAGAACTTGATGAACTCATTAAAGGTTATCAACAAGGTACGGATTACACAAAGAAGTCTCAGGCTCTAGCTGAACAACGTAAGGCTTTTGAAGCTGAACGTGGTCATTTAGAGTATGTGAAACAAGAGCGACAGGCATACGCCCAGAAGTTGCACGCTTTGGATAGCTTCCTAAGCCAGCAGGGTCAGGGTGTGAATTTAGATGTTCTAAGGGAAACAGACCCTATCGGTTATGCGGTAGCGGTAGCAGAACAGAGTCAGCGTGAGAAACAAATTGCAGTAGTCAGGAATGAACAGCAACGCATTGCCCAACAGCAACAAGCCGAGCATCAGTCCTCTTTGCAAAATCATCTCCGTCAAGAATCTGAGAAGCTAGTGAGTCTGATTCCTGAGTTAGCTACGCCACAGGGTGATGCGGTTCGGAAACAAATCCGTGACTATGCGAAATCTGTAGGCTGGACTGACCAAGAACTCGGTTCTGTGTATGACTCTCGTGCTGTGCAGACCTTGTATAAGGCAATGAAGTATGAGCAACTTCAAAAGAGCAAACCAGAGTTAACCAAGAAACTCTTAGCTGCTCCCAAGATGATGCGTTCTGGGACTTCTGCGCCTCCTAACAGGTCTTCACAAGACAAACAGGCAATGCAAAGGTTGCGTGAGACAGGAAAAGTCTCAGACGCTGCCAAAGCATTTGAACGATTCTTTTAAATTTTGGAGTATTAAATTATGGCTACCTATCAAACATATACCGCAATCGGTATGAGAGAAGACCTTTCGGATGTTATCTACTCGATTTCACCAACAGATGTTCCATTTATGTCTTCCATTGGCAAGACTAAAGCTACTGCTGTTTTGCATGAGTGGCAAACGGACTCACTTTCCGCTGCGGTTTTAACAAATTACGCAGTTGAAGGCGACACCGCTTCTGATGCCACTATGTCTCCTACGACTCGTGTTGGCAATCGTTGCCAGATTGCACAGAAGACTGTAAAGATTTCTGGCACTCTGCAAGCTGTTGACAAAGCAGGTCGTAAGTCTGAAAAGGCTTATCAATTGGCTAAAGCATCTAGCGAAATTAAGCGAGACATGGAGACTACATTGCTGAGTAACCAAGTTGCTGCCAATGGTAATTCTTCTACTGCTCGTAAATTGGGTGGTCTGCAAGCATGGTTGAACTCTAACTATGATGGCGGTACTTCTGGTGTTGCTGGTGATTTGGGAACTACTGCTCGTACAGATGGTACTAACCGCACTTTTGACGAAACAATCTTGAAGACTGTTATCCGTGAAGTTTACGCTTCTGGTGGCAATCCTAAAGTGTTGATGGTCAACCCTGCACACAAGCAATTGGTATCTGCTTTTGCTGGTATCGCTGCACAGCGTTTCATGGCTCCATCAAACACACCTACCACAATCGTGGCCGCGGCCGATGTTTATATGAGCGACTTCGGAACTGTGAGCGTTGTTCCTAACCGCTTTATGACTTCCACTAACTCATGTGGCGAAACAGCGTTTATCCTTGACCCCGACATGGCTGCTATTGCTTATCTGCGTCCTTTCCAGACCAACGAGTTGGCTGTTACTGGTGACAATGAAAGCACACAGTTGTTGGCTGAGTTCACCTTGGAAGTTAAAAACCAAGGCGCACACGGCATTTTGGCTGACTTGACACCTTAATCTAAGGTAACTCCGAAAAATGCCTCAGACTAAACCTCTGGGGCATTTTCTTTTCTACTCAAACTGATAGAATTAGGTTATGCAAAATCCTAACAACTTTAGACAAACTGCTGTCCATGCTGATGGTGAGGGCGGTATCGTTATTCAGACTCGTCAGGATGTGTCTGACATTGTTGAGCAGAATAAAAAAGAATATAACTCGTATGACGAGAGAGCAAGATGGTCAGACCAATTGTTTGGCAATAAGATAGCTTCTATCCCTATGACAGTCATTGATGACTTGAACGCAGCAGGAATTATGCGTGGCTTTGCTGTTCTTGATGACAAGCGTTTTGCTGCTTTTCTAAATGACCCAATGAATCGTGCATGGCGCACTAGGACAGGAGTTGTATGAGTTTTGCTACCTACTCTGATTTACAGACTTCAATAGGAAGCTATTTGGCTCGTTCTGATTTAACAAGCCAGATACCAGATTTCATTACATTCGCTGAGAATCGTCTGCGTAGAGAACTGCGTATTCGTCAGATGCTCAAGTCAGTAACGACTGCAACTGTAAGTGGTGACTCTACTCTTGAGATACCTAGCGACTTTTTACAGGCTCGTGATTTTGTTGTTTTAACAAATCCTATTCAGCCGTTGAGTTACTCTAGTCCTTCTGCTTTGTCTAATGACCCAAGAACATCAGAAGTTGGTGTTCCTAAGTCTTACACTATTCTTGCTAACGACTTTCAGTTAACTCCTGTTCCTGATGGTGTTTATACAGCTAAGTTACTTTACTTTGCTGCTCCTGCTTATCTGTCTAGCAATAACACAACAAACGTATTCCTGACAACTGCACCAGATGCTTTGCTTTACGCTGCATTGATTGAGGCAGAGCCTTATCTTATGAACGATGCACGAATCAATACATGGGGAACTATGTACGACAGGGCGATTGCATCTCTTGCCAAGTCTGACGAACAAGGTCAGTATTCTGGCGTTCCTTTAGCAATGAAATTAACATCAAGGTGAAACTATGGCTGAAATGTCTAACTACTTAGAAAATGCTCTTATCAATGTTACGTTGAGAGCAACTGCTTACACAGCACCAACGACTGTGTACTTGGCTTTATACACAACTGACCCTACAGATGCTGATACTGGAACTGAGTGTTCTGGCACTAGCTATGTTCGTCAAGCCGTGACTTTTGGTGCGCCTTCCAATGGTGCTTCTACTAACTCCGCTGCTATTGAGTTTCCTCAAGCTGGCGGTGCATGGGGAACAATTACACACATTGGAATCCGTGATGCTTCTACAGCAGGTAACTTGCTGTATCACTCACCACTAGATGCTTCTAAGACGATTGCAACTGGCGATGTATTCCGCATTGCTTCTGGTTCATTGAGCGTTACTTTAGCGTGAGATGGCTGACTTACTACCTCCGTGGACAATTGACTCGCTAGACAATTTAAAGTCTAGCATTGATGACTTAACACTCACACTCGATAGTCCACTCTACGAAACCTCAGTAACCCTATGGGATGCCTATGGGTCTGTAACTGCGTCTGCAAGCGTTACAGCAGATGCTACTAGGGTTCAGTTTGGTAGTGGGGCGGTAGATGGTACAGCGACAGTAACAGCAGATGCAGTAAGAGTTCAGTTTGCCAGTGCAAGCATTACTGCTAATGCCAGTGCTTCTTGTGATGCAACTAGGGTGCAGTTTGGCTCTGGTGCTATTGATGGCAATGCTACTGTCAGCGCAGATGCTACTCGTGTCCAGTTTGCTAGTGGTAGTATCACTGGTAGTACCACTGTAACTGCTGTTGGCGGTATCGTTAAGGATGGTGTTGCATCTGTAACTTGTTTTGCAACAATTGTCGCAAATGGCGGTATTGTCGCTGAAGGTGTCGCAAGTGTTACTGGTAGTGCGACAGTAAGCGCAATTGGTATCCGTGAGCAAAATGCTGTTGGTAACATAACTGCTACTGCAACAGTAACGGCTGAAGCAATTAGAGTTAGAGACTCTGTAGCAAGTGTCACAGGCAATGCTAATGTTGTCGCTAGTGCGTCTGCAATATATGCAGGGGCAGCCTCGGTATCAGGTCTAGCAACAATTATTGCAGTTGGTCATATCCTTGGTGACAATTGGTCACCTGTTGTTGAAAATGACAACACTTGGACACCAGTAAGCAGAGACACAAACACTTGGACTACTGTTTCTGGTGACACAAATACATGGACACCAGTTGCTGCTAATGACAACGATTGGACAATTCAGTCTCAAGGAAGTAATACATGGCTACGACAAAATTAACATTTGGTGAGTGGATGCCTGACCAACCTAGCGTATCAGGTGCGTTAACTGATGCTAAGAACGTGGTTTCTCAGGCTATTGGTTATGGCCCATTCCCTACACCTGTGACGTTTTCCACAAGTAACGCTGCTGAAGACTTAACTGCTCTTTATGCTGCCAAAAAACCTAATGGTGAAACAGAACTATTTGCGGCTGGCTCTACCAGAATTTATACAGTAAGTGGTGTGGGTGCTATCACGCAGGTTAAGTCAGGCATGACAACTGGTGCTAACGATAGAGTTAGGTTTACTCAGTTTGGTAAGACTGTAATCTCTACAAACAATGCTGAGAAACTCCAAGCATGGACGCTAGGAACTTCTACATCGTTTGCTGATTTGTCTGCTACCGCACCTATTGCTAAGTTCATTACTGTAGTTCGTGATTTTGTCGTGTGCGGAAATACGCTAGAAACGACACAACAGCAGTATCGTGTACGTTGGTCAGCATTAAACGACGAGACAGATTGGACAGAGAACGTAAACACTCAGTCTGATTATCAGGACATTCCTGATGGTGGACAGATTGTAGGAATCCGTGGTGGTGAGTTTGGTCTTATCTTTTTAGAGCGAGCCATTCACCGAATGACCTATGTAGGTACTCCGTTTATTTTCCAGTTTGACAACATCTCTCGTGGTAAGGGATGTATGGTTTCTGGCTCAATTGCTCAGTACCAAGGTATTACCTTCTTCTTATCTGACGATGGTTTCTATACCTGTGATGGACAAACTGTCACAAGCATAGGCGCAGAAAAAATTGACAGGTTCTTCTTAGATAACGCATCAGACTCTGACTATGGAACTATGTCTGCTGCTGTTGACCCTATCCGTAAACTTGTAATCTGGAATTACAAAACTGTTAACGGAAACAGAAACGTACTGATTTACAACTTTAAGACACAAAAGTGGACTTATGGCGATGCGGGTACGGACTTCTTGTCTGAAGCCTCTACATCGTCTGTAACGCTTGAGCAACTGGATAGCATCTCTGCTTCTATTGATGCTTTAACAACTTCTTTAGATTCTCGTCTGTATGTTGGCGGTAAGTATTTCTTAGGCGGTACTTTAGCCACTCGTGTGATGAGTTTCACAGGTGCTAACCAGACAGCCGTAATTTCTACAGGCGACTTGGATATTGGTGCTAACTCAGTAGTAACCCTAGCTAGACCGATTGTTGACAATGGCTCTGCAACTGTGGCTATTGCTTCTCGTACCCTGTTAAACCAAGGTGTGAGTTTTAATACTGCGGTGGCTGCTAGTTCAGAGAATCGTGTGCCACTCAGAAGTGCAGGAAGGTATCACAGACTAAAAGTGACTCCTACTGGCTCTAACTGGAACAATGCGGTTTCTGTGGATGTGGATGTTACGCCACAAGGGGTTCGCTGATGTTTAGAAGCCTACCTGCATTTGGTGGTGACCAGAGGGCTGTGTCTGAGGTTGTCCGTGGAATCATGGACGGAAAGACCAATAACACAGGGACTTTGACGCTGGCAACTGGTGGGGCTTTAACTACCACTTTGACAGACAGAAGAATAGGCCCTGACAGCGTGATTGTCTTTGTCCCTGCCTCTGCTGCTGCTTTTGCTGATTACTCACCCTATGGGGCTTTTCAAGATGGAACAGACCAGACTGTAGCTAATACAACAACTGCGTATCCTATTACTTTTGATACAACAGACTTCTCTAATGGGGTCACTTTATCAAACAGTTCTAGGTTAAATGTAAAAGCAGCAGGGTTGTATAACATACAGTTTAGTATTCAATTAAAAAATACTACCAATGACTCACAAGATGCTGATATTTGGTTTAGAAAGAATGGAACAGATATAGCTGCTTCCAATAGTAGATTTGGTTTAGCCCAGAGAAAAGCATCTGGTGACCCATATCACTTAATTGGGGCAATGAACTTCTTTGTAGATTTGGCAGCTAATGACTATATCCAGTTGATGTGGAGAGCGTCAGATACTGGTGTAATTATTGAGCATTATGCTGCTGGAACAAGCCCTACTAGACCAGCTACGCCATCTGTAATAGCGACTGTTAACTTAGTGTCACTCGCTGCCTCAACAAACATCTATGCTAGTTCCCAAGGACAGGGTACGGCTACGATTACCCACTTTGCCAATTCAACAGCAAATAAGAAGTATAGATATGCAATTATTGGTTGATTTTGATAATTTATGTATAATAGATTCCGTGGATGACCCATCATGGAATCCTTACCTTTAGGAGATTATTTCCATGATAGCAAACCCAAGCACATTTGATTTTTCAAAATTTACCCCGCAACAGCTAGAGTTAATGCAGGGCAATACTGGTGGCTTCGCTGCTGCTGCTCCCCCGCCTACAGGATTTACATCCATTGCAGATATAACTAGAAATGCAAATCTAAAAGGTGTCGTGCCTCAATCGGATTATGACCCGATGATGCCATTGTATTCTGCTCAGTCTTCACAACCAAAATTGCTTAATGGTGTTCAGCAAACTGTAGCAGCCACTGGCCCTGCAATGACTATGCCTGCTGGCTTTGATTACACTCAAGCTATGTCTCAAGCTGCGCCCACAACAAATGCTCTGCCTCCTCCAATGGCTGCGGGTGCTATTCCAACATCGTCAAACATTGACCCTGCTATTCAGCCGTACTTAGGTTATGGACTGACTGAAGCACAGCGTTTGTATCAAGCTGGTGGCCCTCAGTATTATGGTGGTCAGACTTATGTAAGCCCTAGCACTACAACTCAAACTGCTTTACAGGCTTTAGAGACTCGTGCTAAGTTAGGTAACCCACTGTTGCAGTCTGCACAGAATCAATTGCAGAGTACAGTATCTGGTGAGTTCTTGGGCGGTAATCCATTCTTCCAAGGTGCATTTGCTCCTGCTGCTAAGGCGGCTGAGAGCCAGTTTAAGCAAACATTGGGTGATGTTGCTGGTAAGGCAAGTCTTGCAGGACGCTATGGCTCTGGTGCTATGGGTTCTTTGCAAGATAGAGCAACTGGTGCGTTTACTCAATCACTGGCTAACACAGCAGGTCAACTTGCTTACCAGAATTATGATGCTGAGAGAGCAAGGCAACAAGCCGCTACTCTGGCTTCTCCTGCTATGGCTGGTGCTGACTACCAAGACATTCAGCAGTTGATTAACGCAGGTCAGGCTCGTGAAGGCTACACAGGTCAGCAAACTCAAGCAGACATTCAGCGTTTTAACTTCTTGCAGAATCAGCCACAACAGAACTTGCAGACTTACTTGAATTCTGTTTATGGCAATCCTACGGCTAGGATGCAACAGCAACAAGCATCTGGTGATGCAGGCCCATCTAATTTGCAGAACTTGCTAGGTACTGCGGCTACCCTTGCTGGCATTGAAGGTAAAACCAACTGGTTGAGCAAGGGTTGGAACATATTGACAGGCCCATAAGGAATAATCATGGCAGGACTATTAGATTTTTTTGGTTCGGGCAATGCAGAAACATTGGGTCTGCTTGGTCTGTCACCAGAAGACATACAGAAAAAGCAAAAGGATGCTCAAGCTGACGCATTGTTTGCTTTAGCAGGTAGTTTGTTTAAGGGCGGTAAAGTAGCCCCATCTATTCTGCAAGGTCTTCAGCAAGGCTCACAAGCCTACCAAGGTGCAATGCAAGCTGGACTGCAAGAGCAACTACAGAAGGCTCAATTGAAGGAAATGCTTAAAAAGCGTCAGTTAGACCAACAGACGTTAGCAGAACAAAAGCGTATTCAAAACATCATTGGTCAAAACGTTACACCAGAGCAAGCTACTTTTCAGGGTCAACCAAGTCAATTCCCTGCTCGTGATGACGAGGGCAATATGATGCCTGATATGGCAATCAGACCTGCTGGCTTTGACTTAGCTCGTATTGCACCACAGTTAATGGGTTCTGCTGAAGGACGTAAGTCACTTGCTGAGTTGTTTGCAGCGCAAAAAGCTACTCGCCCAGAAACTTTCTCACTTGCTGAAGGTGCAACTCAGTTTGAACGTGACCCATTCACAGGTCAAACAAAAACTGTTGCTACTGGCGCACCAAAGAAAGAAAAAGAAGATATTGCTGGAGATGTAAAAGAAGCAAGACAAGTTCTTGGAATCCTTACTCCAGTTAATGAAATGACCATGACTGAAAGAGCATTGGTTAAGGCTTACATTGACAGAAAAGACGCAGGGAAAGCACCTAAAGTCACAGTAGATTTAAAAGACCCAACTGCTGTAGCAATGGCTGGTCTTAAAATGCAGGGTGATATTAGGCAAGATTTGAAAGGCCCGAAAGACACGGCTACTGCTTATCAAACAATGTATAACGCTGCCACAAACCCGACTCAAAAGGGTGATACAACAATGCTTTATACATTCTTTAAAGTTCTTGACCCACAGTCAACTGTGCGTGAAGGTGAGATTGAGATGATTAAACAATCTCGTTCTATCCCTGAGAAATTTAAAGGAATGGCTGTAAAGTTGGCAAGTGGTCAAACCTTGCTAGAAGGCGAACGAGCAGATTTGTTAAACCAAGCGTATCAATATGTTGCAAACCAACAAAGAGGCGTTAATGAAACAATTGATATGTATAAGGACTACGCCAAGGCGTTTGGTTTAAATCCAGAGAAAGCTGTTCCAAATCCATTTGCAGATATTAAGAAACCCCCATCAAAAACTGTGATGATAAATAAAAAATCAACAGTTGCAAAACTTGCTGATGATGGTAACTACTATATTCAGTCTGGAACAAATACGGATGGAACACCTAAGTATTTTAAGGTTGACTAAGAATGGCTAAATTAACACCAGTTACAGGAAACCCATTTGCAGGGCTTGAATCAGTATTGGTTCAAAAAGAAAAGTCTCAGCGCATTGAGCCAACTGAGCGTGGGCAAATGGCTGGTTACTTGCAGTTGTTAAAAGATGCTGGCGCAGGTAAAGCGGTTATTGGTGCTGTCCTAAATGCAGGTTCTCCACTAGACCAAGCTAAAGCAATTGTTAAAAATCTTCCAACTGCTGAAATTAAGTTTGATGTTGTCGCAGGGAACTATGTTCCATACATCACATACAAAGATAAGAATTACGCAATTACAAAGCAAGGTCTAACTGGTGAGGATGTAGCAGAGTTTTTAACTCCATCTATTGCTGATATTGTTTCAACTGGTGGAGTAATGGGTGCGCTTAAAGTAGGCTCACAAGTTCTTCCTCCTCCATTAAGAGCATTAGCCCAAGGTGCTTTGGCTACGCCATTAAAAAGGGCTACTGTTGCTGGAACTACATCTGGTGTAACAGATTTGTCAATGCAAAACCTTGCACAGATTCTTGGTGGAGAAAAAGATACCTCATATTTGCAAGCAGGTGCAACATCTTTGTTTGGTGGATTTGGTCAAAACATTGGCGAAAACTTAGCTAAAAAGTTTGGTAAAAAGCAAACCATATTAGACAGCCAAGGAAAACTAAAGCCAGAAGTTGAGCAGTATTTCATTGACCAAGGCTTAAACACTTCAAGATGGACTCCTGACATTCTGATGGAGTTGGATAAGTTACGCCAACAAGCAGGTAGGTCATTTTTTGATGATGCGGTATTGTCAACATCTGTTGCAAAAGCAGAATCAAAAACATCTGGTATTCCGACAACAAAGGGTCAGCAAACTGGTGACGTAAACCAACTTGCTCGTGAATATCGCATGAGGGCTGGCGCATCTGGTGACAAAGCTGCCACTACCATGCGTGAGTTTGACTTGGCACAAAACCAAGCCATTAAAGAGGCTCAAGAGCGTTTACAGGCTCAAACTGGTAGAACTACACAACCTACATTTACCACTCGTCAAGAAC